CTATTTCATGTTTTTGCTAAGCTTTCGGAGTAATTTATTTGTCCTACCGACAATAAATGCTTCTGCTTTATTACTGTCATTATTAAATAAATCCACGGCTTGTTTCATAATCTTATCAACTTGATTTTCATTCATTAGCCGAATCGCACTCTTTCCCATCTTAGAAGCTGAAATCAAAGATAAATAAGCCATTAAGTCCATAATTTCTTGTTTTGTCATTTTAACCATTCAACGTCCCTTATTGATATCGCTTTTTAAATTGAACTTTGATTCATCTTGAAAGTAGGTATTTTGCAGAGTTGTTCATATGTAACCTCTTTCGTTCTTACTTTAGGACATATTTCTATTACTGCTTTAGCAATTGCTTTTGTTGCTGGAAAATAAATATGTTCATTCGTTTCAATAATTTCATTCACACTTGATGTCAATATAACGTTTTTAGATCCCAAATTATGAATGGCAATAAACCACTCTTCCCGATAATTAGCATCAATGATTCCTGATAGTACCGACAAGGAACAGCTCGAAGAATCATTATTTTCTTTCAGTGCAAATCTATACTTGCTTAACAAAGAAGATGCTATTCCAGTAGGTAAAAATACGACTTCATTCGGTTGAATGTTTACAGGATCTTTAATTGATTTTCCTTTTGGATTCAACACTGCATTTTTAATATCTACATAAATATCGTAGCTTGCATCGACATTAATGAAACTAGGCAAAATCGCTGTATTTCTCACCTTCGCAAACAGTACGGTATCACAGAGCTTCTTATTTCGAGTTGTCCGTTTATCCTTATCAACATCCCACACGTTTACACACATTGTTTTGTTTTCATTGTTTATTTTTTCTTCAATAACTAACTCATACTTTTTTCGGAAGGCTTAATATTTAGTTCTTTCACGATTCCGAATCTTTTTCTTTTTTCATCCACACAGTTTCACCAATTTTGTAATACCGTTTTTTATTATTCTCCACAACATACACCTCTGTACTTTTTATGGTTTTTAATAATTAATAATCATTGCTTCTTTGGTTAAACGGGGAGAAGCGTCGTACTTCTTGTTCATCTACCTTTACTGAACCCAAAAATAATTCCTTCGGTTGTACCCAATGTCTGCCTTGGGCATCAATATAAAGAGCAAGTGACTCATTTGAATCCACATGGAAAGCACCTTTATAAAGAAATACATTCAAATGTTTCCCGGATTCAGTATGTATGGCCTCAAAGTATTTATCTGCTTGCTTGTGACTAAGATCAGGTTTCACAATTCCAAGCAAATAACATTCATTGCCTTCATAATGACGATAAAACATAATATAGTCCTCCCTTTTTGGTATGGGTCAATCATGATTTTGCTGAAGAGGTAACATACTCGTTCATTTTTCGATTAATAATTCGTGCATGTACATCATTAAAAATAACCGCAATCAAGACTTTTACGTTGTTGTCATCATCTTTTAAAAATAAGTTAAAACTATTTATACCTTCCTCTATTTCGTATTTGATCACGTTCATCACCTCCGCCTTATGTTATCTTAATACACATCAGTACTTTATTTAGTTTTAAATGTAAATAGATTATATTCCCTGCTAGAATTTCCGTCAATAGGTTTTTTGTATCGGCTTTGATCCAATACATTTACGTTGTATTTTTATCCATAATCATTTTGCCTCTCATCTAATTTTTAACTATTATATAATTGCTTTCTTAAATTGATTTTTATAACCCTTGTTTATATGCAAATGCTCAATTAGCGTTATAATTTCATTCACATTAAAGTCATTTCTATATGTAATAACTGCATTGTACACTTGTTTTAAACTTACATTCTGATTATCAATCCAGTGAAAAACCTTTTCTATCCCCTCATTATTTTCTATATTAACAAATAATCTTCTTATTATATTAATCTTTTCCATTTTTAAAACGCATTCCTTATATTTTTCTTCAAATTCGTGATATTGTTTGTAGGATAATTTTTCCTTTATATGTATGATGAACTTATGAACAATCATTGGTTTCGATAATTCACTACCATATAGGATTATAAAATTATAAAATTGCTGCAATGTTTCTTCATCAACAATGACTGATTTTAAGTCAGTTAACATTTTCCCTCTAAATCCCATTTTACATCCTAACTCGTGTAATATAATATCGTCAAAATTATCCACTATTTATCCCCCATTACAATGATGTCTGCAACAAAATGAGAACATATGTTTGTATATTTATATGCCAATTATATCCCATACAATACTTACCGTCAAATTTTTGTTGCTATATTCTAGCTTTCCATTTGACAATTTATTCATCTCTTTAATAAGAAATAGACGTACTAAAAAACGCAATGGGCGTCGCTTAATCCATTGCGTTCTTTATCTCGTCTATTTCTTTAGGATATAGGGATCTGATCGTTTCTATATTCAAAAAATCACGAAGAGACCATTTATATTTCATATTATAAAAATCGCATACTTCTTCGATCTGCTTCCTGTCCAGGCTCCCATCTCTTTTTAAAATCTGTAGAGCCACGTATATCATACCGCTCCGCACAATATTTTTGGTAGTAAGAGCCTCGCTGTACTCCTCTAATCCATCTACTTTTTTAATCGTTTCCAGTCTATTGTAAATCGTATAAAACTTAACTTTATCGCGATTCTCTTCATTATTATTTATTGCACCTTTTAATATATAAGGTGAGTTCGGAAGCGGAATTGAGTCTCTAACTTTACTTGAAAAATCAATTCCTCCATTGGATTTATAATATAACTGCTCCTGATTCGTCAGTACCGCCATGCTAAAAATAAATGGATCTATTGGAGAAATGATTCGAGCGATATTTCCCTTCTCATCTCTTATATAAATTTTATTCTTATCGATGTCGAAATCTGAAATTTGTAAGTTAGTCAATTCCTTAACCTGGGTTCCTTGAATACCGTTCCATAAAGCTTCAATAATAAAACTATCTTGCTTATTCACTAATGAATGGATGATCGCCTGTTTTTCGTCATAACTTATATATTTTTTATACTCTTTCACAAAGGAACAAAAATATTCTTGTTTACGTCGTAAAGGATTAATAAAATTCCTTGAATAATTATGATCCATCGCCCATTGTATGTAGGAAGATAGAACATTACAATATGTTCGTGCACTCTCTTTTGTTTTCGGTTTGAGCATATTTTCAATAAAATCTTCAATTTCGTCATCACGAAAATCATATAAATCCCGTTGGAGCTTTATTTCTATATCTACTGCTTTTTTAAATAATCTGGAGTAGACTTCTCTTGTATCTAAGTTATCAAATTGCTCAAGATATTTCATTTTAATTTCTGAGTTATAAATATCCATCTCTGACCTCCTTTATACATTTTATTCAATGGGTATTAACTAAATAAAGTACTACTTATTTTTATTATATATGACACTTTAATTAAAAGAAAGGGTACTGAGCACCACCTCAATACCCTGACATGTAACTTTTATACATATTTAATTTCACACTATTCTGTCTCTCACATTCTAATTCATTTCGACATTTTGTCAACAATCATATGCATAGCGACGCATCCAACTGTACGATTGCTTCCTCTACATCCAAATTAGACTGAACAATAGATATAAATCGTTCTAAAGCTATTGACATTTCCGAAATTCTCTTCAGTACGTTCTCCTTTTTAGGTGCCCCTGCTTGACACGACTTCCCATATTCACTCTCTACACGATAACATGTAACCAAAAAGCTACGAATAAACTCACCGTATAACTCCGGTTGTAAGGATTGGTTCATCGCTTCCTCTGCACACCAAAAAATAATCGGTATATGGGTCTTTTTCAGTGCTTTTTTTCTTTCATTTGAATCGAACGAAACAAAAGCTTCCGTAAGATACATTGAGATCTTCTTTATTTTATCAGTAATGTTTTGATTCAAAACCCGCTCTTTTTTCTTTAAGTCAAGAACATATTCTTCAATATTTTTTGCACCGAAGCCCTTAATTTTAGCTACGCCCTCTTCAAACAGCATAAAGATTTGTAATATCATTTCTTGATCTACAAACCGAACTCTGGCACGTTTCGACAATCTTACATCTTCTTTGAAGAAATGCAGGTTTGACAAATCATTAATGGATCTGATTAAATCACTATGCTTCGCTCTTGTTAATTCTATTTTAGACAGGGGCGTCCCACTATTTTGCTTTACAAACATCTTATCGCGTTCTTCATCCGTCATATTTTCTATTTTGACGATGGTGATGGATTCATCCAGTATTTCATCTTGCATCTCTTGAGGCAGATCCTTGAATTTGCACCCTGCAATTTGATGACCATATACATCTTCTGTATTTTTATGCAACTTCCATGCACCGTCAATAAAGCTCATGATCGTTGTTATTCGTTGTTTTCCATCCAAAAACCACTTTTTCCCGTCTTCTGAATCCTGGATAAGCACGGGTGGAATATAATATCCATAAATCAAAGAATGGATTAAATCACTCCGCTGATGATCATTCCAGGTTGCATTCCTTTGGATTGCCAGATCGAAACGAAGAACAATCTCATCATGTTGATTCTGACTGATCAATGATCGATCTCTTCTCCACTCTTTATAAAGACTTCTGATCGTATAATTCCTTGTTGATTTTTCGATTCGTGTTTTTCTATAAAACCGCTCTGTATTCAGATGAGGTTGTTTACCTCGTTCATTATTGTTGGTAACAGCTTGATTCATAACCTAACTATACTCCTTCTTTTCAGAGTTAGACATGTTCAAAGTAATAAGAGGCATGATGACCATGCAATATAGAGTATAAATCTACTGTATTACTTCGTACTAAATTACATTTTTCTAGAGAAACATTATATCATTATAAACCTCATTCATGTATTACTTCTTACTTAGAATCAGCAGATATCAACTTCATATTATATATTGATGCCTATTTATTATTTGATTTTACGATATTCCATAATCATATACGCCCATACAGGGAGACTGTCTTCCACACGTGCTTTCCAATAGTCAGGACTAGAAAGAATCCCTTCCTTCGCTAGTCGGTCAATGGCTTTATGTGCTTCTGCTACTGCAAGTTTGTCCAATTTCTTCACACCTTTCGATTCTCCATCATTTTTACTCACTTGAGTGCATGATTTCAGTTCATTTTGCACATCTTGAATGAAATGCTCTTTACGAATTCCCATGAGCTTTAAAGCATTTTTAAAAGGATCCACTTTGCGATCTGGATCCAATTCATCATGTCCTACTATATGTTTGTGGGGATCGAGATTGAATGTATGGCACAGATATGCATGATACCACACATACCGTTTGTAAGCTTCTTGATTATTAACGGAGCCTCTCTTATACGAGAAGCATAACTCTACTCCAATCGCAATATCGTTTGCGTCGCCCCCAAATAATTCATTATCCCTCTTTACGTTATATCTTACATGCCATGCTTTTTCGGGCTTAGCTGTTGTGGCTGGAATACACTCGATAATTTGTTTATCGTCAATGAATGTATGTGCGGATGCGGACATTTCATTGTGCGAGTTTTCGTAATATTTTACATTTGCTGAAGCAGTACTGCCATCATTGCCGGTATCATGGCTTACGATAAACCCAACATAGGGCATTGGTAACCCTGGCCGTCTTTGTGTCTTAGGTGTAAGGTATTGCTTACCAATTTCGTATTTCATTTTAAACATCATTCATTCCCCCGATACGATATGTGTCTTGCTTATGGCAGACTTTCAGCCCTTGTTTCAGAATAGTTATTTTTTGATTTTTTTTGCCGGGCGCGAACGCAAACGATTCCACACATTTAATGCCTGTAAACGCCCCCAGCTCATAAGCGAGCAGCATCAGCATATTGTCCGATATGTCCCCGATATGCCACGCTTGATACAAAGCCATGCTTAATGTGCAAAAAAATCCGATAATAAGTGCTGAAACTTTGGTTTCATCCAACGACAATCCATCTTTAATCCATTTCATGTTGACCACCTCGAAAAGATTGCAGCTCTACACGCAAGTCATCGACTTTTACTTGCAGTCTTTTATTTTCTAAAGTCAGTTCGAGATTTGTTTTGTGAAGCTGTGCGACTTCCTCGCTGAGTACTCGAATCTCTTCTCTTGCTTCCTCCAGATCGGTTTTATAGCTATTTATAATCTCTTTCAGCTCTAATCTAAATGCTTTCTCATCTTCGCTTAATGCCTTTCGGTCGCTAATCGTAACATCCTTGCGATTAGTACTCTTTGTTGCAACGAAAGTAAATATAGCTGTTACTAATGCTGTAATAACCGGAATCAGTACTTGCAGTGCCTCCAAACATAACCACCCTCTTGCTTGCATGTATCATTTTATTTCTAATCTATAAAGTGATAAGAACTCGAAAATTTCATGAAAAGAACATAAAAAAGAGGAGGTATGACGAAACCTCCTCTTTGCGTTTTAAGTTGCGATTGCTTCATTCTAAACTATGAAATAATAGGCCCCGCCTGTTTGAGATCTAATGCCAAATCTTGCATGCAAATCATTAACATCTCTTTGACGACAAGTCGTCTGAGACACAAGATCTACGTCCGCTTGATATCTTCTAAATAGGTATCCAAACAGTTCTGGTCTACTGCTCGTCATCTCAGCCTCAACTTCATGGATTGCTTTGATATCAATTGTGGCATCTATATCCTTGTACACATTGACCGTAAGAACCGAATCGATTGTTGAATGACCCCAAACATCAATGCTAGACTCCAGATTGGTCACGATTTGGGCTAATACGGTTGCAACCAATTCAGGGCTGCTTGAAGCTATGCTTGTCTCGATATCCTCATGCTCATAGACTTCCATATAGCTATCTAAATCATTTTCGCCCTTTATATAGATAAACATCTCTGCATGCAGCTCTGGTCTACTGCTCCAAATCACGGAAGATTTATCATCATATTGTTCTTTCGTTGGCACACCAATGAATGCTGGAATATCATCATATTCTAAAGACTTGGCCTGAATGATTCCTTCAAAAGAATCATTGTAACTAAACACTTCCATGACTGCACCGAGTTCAGGCTTGTTGGACTCCATTTGCGATTCTATATTTGCCCGCGGATCATCCTCGACAAAAGCTCTAGTCTGTAATGTAGCTTGGAGAAAAGCATTCTTATCGACAATCATTTCAGATTGGAGCTCAGGTCTATTCGCATCCATTTGAGTCTTTACGTCAGAAGATTGCAGTAACGATCTAACCGTCAAGCTTGCATCTCGATAGCTTTTAGCCGTTTTATATACAAACATAGAAGAATGGAGTTCCGGTCTAGCTACATAGATATCAGCATCGTAGTCCATAAGCATTGGTACATTCCCCTGATGCACATAAAGAGAGGAATCCAGCCAGCTGAATCCGATATCGCTCTTAACGTTAATCCTAGCATTAAGGTCGCTAAAACCACGTCCAATGACAAACATCTCAGCGTCGAACAGGTATCTAGATGCCGTATAAGATTTAGATAAATCAATATATTGTACAAATAGTTTTGGCTGCTTATGCCCTAACTCCCTAGTGAAAAATGTTACATACGAGTTCGCTTGCGATCTGATGCCTATACCATAATTCGGTTGTTCGTCACGATACCATTTTAGTACAATATCAGTCATGTCTACTTCGATATATCGCTCTTTTTTATTGTAAAGGAACTTGTTTGTTATCAGACCCAGGGGCATTGGAGCATTTGCTGCTGTGATACCGATTTCATTCCAGAACTCTTTATTTGTCGTAAATTCGAGATCCATGCCTTCTACTTTATCATCAGCACAATATAATCTTAACGTAGCCTTTTCAATCAGTTTTTCTGTACCTAAAGCATGCAAATCAAATTCGATAAAGGATTCGAAGTTTTCAATATTTACATAGTCCCTCGTATCCCTACCGACAAACATTTGTTTTTCAGTGCCCCAGTTCTGCGACTGATACCTGACACTATCTCTCGTAAAAGCATCTTTTACAGGTGCTATCTCTTGAATAATTCTAGGCGCCTCGAACAGTTCATAATCGCCATACATTCGATTGTTGGGCGCTACTTCGATGACACTCTCTATGAAACTCCCGGCAATCGCCTCAATTGTGGACTGTTTATCACTAATCCCCTTATACATAATCATCGCAAACGAATCTAACTCTGACTTGCTTTGTACGCGGACTATGAGAGAAGCGTTCAAATCACTATAGGCTTTCTTGTATACAAGCATGTAGGATTCTATATCTAAATACTTGCCCGTATACAGTACATATTTGCCGGCCATTGTATTGACTGGTTCATCGTAGTGTCTAACATACATGCTTGATTCTACATCATCATGCGCATAACCTACCCAAAGGTTCGCATTAAAATCATAAACTTCCTCCTGCACCTACCATCACTCCATTGTATTGGACTAGATTTTTTGAGCCCGCGCTCTAATTTCAAATTTTCCGCTCGGAACCGAATTAGCTGTCAGCTCAGTGGCCAATCTGGCAAAGAACTCCACGGATTGATTGTAGTCTAGTATTGTATTCCAATTCAGCACTTCTTCTGACGTGAATGGGAATTGCTCCTTCGATAATTCGATTCTAACTCCGTTAGGTAAATCAGAATTCATTCCCTTCACTTCAATATTCGTAACCTTGTGACCATACATGTTCGTTAACGTAATTTTGTTCTCTTTCGAGATCTGTCCTGCAACGAGCGTACCCGTATTCCAGTATTTCAGGATCTCCCCGATATCTGTTGTATAGTACTTTCCTAAGTTGTCGCTAAACATCAATCCCGCATAGGTTCCGATAAAGTGAGTCGTCCATGAGTCTACGCTGCCCCAATAATCTTTGAATTCAACAACAAGAGTGTTCTTCTCACCAATTTTGACTTCCGTGTTTTTAATATTAAGGGCAATTGCCTCAGGAGAACCATGTAGATTCGTAAACTCGCCCGAAAGCGGATAATAGGGTTTGTCATTAAGGAATACACGATATTGAACAAGGCCCAAATCATAGTCACTTAATGTTCCTGACAGTTTGTTACCGACAAAAGAAAGGTTGATGGTTGAAGTTGTATTTAAAATATAGAGAGATGCATCACTTACACGCGCCCCTTTCATGTAGGTATTAATGCTTGCCTTTACACTATCGACATCCACAGATCCCTTTTCGTTTAGTTTTGTATCGAACATAAACCCAATTTTAATAAACCCAAAAATAGCTTTAGTTTTGAAATCCTCAGTTCTTAGCGATTCGAATTCCCAAGTTCGCATTCCATTTTTCTTCATATCATTTTCGTCAGTGATATCGAGACTCTTCCATTTCCCTTGACGATAGGATTCCCACTTCATGCCGTTGTCGAATGATACAAATAATCGAATGTTGTCTTTATATTCTTTCGTTAGCTCTATCGTATATTTTTCAACATCGTCATTTATGGAGATGTTTCCTAATGGAATAGAAATTTGACTCAATGGTGTGAATTGAGTTTTCACTACACGTCTTGACGCATTCTTTGCAACGTAAAGGATGTTGTTGTCTTCGGACATATCGGAAAGTAAATCGTGCGTATATCTCAGCAGTTTAACCTTCGAGTTACTAGCAGAGAGTAAGCTCCAATCTTCCTTCTTAATCTGATTCAAATCACTTATCCCATGTGCATATACAAAATTCATATGTTTTGGTTTTGAAAGTTCGATCCACCCACTATCAATTAGATGGAAGAGTTTAATTTCCCTTAAAGCAACTCCAAGTACAGACCCATTGTTCTCATAAAATCTCCATCTAATTTTTTGTATTGATTCGTATTTGGAAAATGATAGGTTCGAACTTCGTTTTTATTCCAATTCACTTCGTTTCTGCGTTTATCCAGCGTTATCCATCTTGAACCATTCCAGGCTTCCAAATCCCATGCTCTTGGTGACTCGCCTACGTTTTCTTCTCTGGATAGCAATGCGTAGCTATTAAATATAGTTGGGCTAACAAATTCATAAGACAGCCATGACCTTACCTGTGTTTTCGCCGTAACCCATGCTGTATTGTTTAATCCGTCAAATACGCGAAATGCTTCATATGCCCCATCATGTGGACTTGAAGCTGCAATACCATTTGAATTATTTGTTGTCATGACAGGTACTAAACTTGTAAGACTTTTCGTTTTTTCACCCAAATTAAATGTTTTATACTTGTTATCATGGTGAATTAGAAATCTCTCACTGCTTGCTTCTTTCCCAATTATTTTTTCTAAATCCAGATATGCTATATTCACATCACCTTTTGTAAACAACATGTAAGAACCAATCGAACAACAACCTGTAATGACTGATCCATAATTGTATAAAGTAAAATTCAATTTGGAGAACTCTTCTGCCCCAAAATTCTCATAGTCAGGTATTTTAGCATAATAAACATTTGCCGGAGAACTTCCTTTATATACAGATACAATAAAAAATCCATTTGTTATTGTTACTCCTGTTGGATAACCATCTGTAAACGATACTACAGCCAACTCCTTACCTGTTATTGTATCGAAGCAATAGACACTTTTTTTATAGTCTGTCATATATAATAGGTTCCGTTTGGCGTCAATGTAAAATGAGGATGCAGCCTTTTCAGAAATGTTGACTTCTGGTTTAACCATTGTCTTTAACGTTTCGCCAGTCTGTATATCAATTTCCTTTATCATGTATGGGTCATTAGCTAATCTGACGAATAACTTTGCTCCATCTGTACCCAGGCCGCTTCCCCACAGAGGACTCATTAGTTGGAGCTTTCTTTTCATAGTCAAGGAATAAAAGTCTAAAACATATATGTAGTTTTTATTTTACTTTGGTTATTTGGAGCGATAAACACTTCACCATTTATTCTCGCAATACCGTCACATCCTTCGGGCAATACAGTGCTAATATTCCCTTTAATCCCATTAAAGCTGTGCGCGTATAATCCTCTTCCCATTTTTAATCACACCCCTATTTGTTTACCTAAATAACTCCCTTGTATTCTTCAAATCTACTTCTAAGCTATCAATATACAATCCATCCACCTTTTCAGAGCTGTCATTTGCGAATTGCTTTTTTTCTATTTTTTCTGCAATAGGGTTAACATCACTATACTCCAGCAGTTCAATGTCATTCCCCTGATATTCATCTAGTGGAGAGACTTCTGTTCCCAACTCAACTTCTGGCTTCCCATCCTCAGAATAGATACTTAATTCAACGTTATTTTCAAAATAATCAGCTAATGATTTCTTTTCATTATCCTCGACAATAAACTCAACCTCTTCTGCTAAAGGATTTTCTGTATACTTCAAGATTTCAAATTCATCACCAACAAGATTTGGAAGATATTTTCCTTTTTCCATCTCTTTAATTAAGACTGGCTGACTTTGAGGAATCTCAGTGAAAATTTTCACTTCAAAGTCGCCATCTAACTGACTTAATTCCGCTGCTGACAGAGCTTCTACTTCACTTTTAGACATACCGTATGTTATGAAGTCCTTGTCTGTTATATCCCTGCCGATTGTCTCCCAACCTTCTTCGACAAATTTCATTAACCCAATTCGCTTAACACCAACTGAAAAGTCATATGGTGCTGCTTTATGATAGCCATCTCCAAATTCAATTTTATAATATTGATAAGTTGGCTTTATTTTTTCGAAATCCACATACCTAATGTGACTACCATTCGATGAATTATAATCATCTCCATTCACACCTATCGAATTACTATCACACTTATAGAGTTGCGTCCAATTGTTGTTATCGTTTGAGCCAAGAAATGTCCAATACTGGATTCCGAAATTGACACTATCTGCAATTCGTAACGCTTCAAGCTCAAGTCTATCTATTGTTGTAGGCACTCCAAAGTCATATGTAATGAATCGTATTTGATTTTTACCATTTACGCTCACCCAACCAGAATCGACCTCATTGTTAAAAACTTTCCACAAAGAATTGGGGTGATTTATATGTGTGTCACTACTATAAATATATTTGCTATTTTCATTGGCTTTAGATAGATCAATATATTTTGGTAATTGGTATCTTTTATATTCACCCGATTCATCTATGAATAAAATTTTTCGGTTTTGTTTCGTATGTTTCAATTTCAAATTCTATCGGGTAGTGCATTTCCCATGTTGCATTAGCTGGATAATTATAAATATCAATAATACTACCATCCGCGATTGTTTCATAATTTACTTTGAGGCATCTTGAGTACACCCAAGGAACATAAGTTCTATACCAACCTCCTTCGGCTGGAACTTTAGTGTTTTGATCGAAGATGATTGCTAGAAACGTTTCTTTAGGACAGGTGATATCAATGCCCTCAAAATAATAAATGTCATCCCCATATTTGCCGTCATTAATCAGCTCTCTAGCTAAGAGTATTTTATATTCTCTGTGCCTATTTGTCTCTTGCAGGATAGCAATCTTCATTTTTGTTTGGACGTTTGGTAATCCTCTAAATTTAATCGATTTCAATCTGCATAAAGACAACTCATTGATTGGAATTTGGAGAAAGTACATTTCTGTCTCAGTCGTAGTTGTATATACTTGTACAGGGTGTTCGAATCCATGCGAATAAATTTCTTCCTTCATTTATTTCACCTCATCTAACTTGATTTCTTGTACATTCTCTCTTGCTTTAAACTGATAACTAAAAACTTTCCCCATCCCCAACGCCTCATCTTTTTACTCCAAACAAACTCTTTGTTATAGGGCTTGTCGAATTCTATCTTCTGTCCTTTTTGCATACCATATTTCGCGTAATCGATCGCAGATACATTTTCAGTTAGCTCCGCTACGACATATTCGTACTCTCTTTTTGAAATGATATTTTTAAATCCTTTAGGCATATATTTAGCTTCTGCTTGTAAATCAACCTCAAATGATGAAGAGCCGCCGCATCTTATAATTGGTATGACTGGTTTGGGTAACTCTCTTACTTTTACTTTCCCTATACTCTTCCCATCGACAATAGCTTCGAAAATGTTGTTATCTAAATCCATTGCTATTCCAATTCTTCGAACACCACCCACTAAACTAGATGAAATCACAGTTTTTTCACCAATTTTCTCTGCTCCATAAAAATATAAGTTTTTTGCATAAAAATTAAATAATAAATTATTTACTCCCCATGCCCCATAGTCGTCAGTGTGTTTAGCAACTAATCCAATACTAAGGTCAAGATCATTATATTTAGTGAACTCCATGTACAACTTTCCACCATAATAATCGTCACCAAATAAGATATACCCTCCTCTTACTAAATATAGACGAAAAATACCATGTATAGAAGCAAGAGAACGATTTTGTAGAAGCTTGAATCGATTTCGATTCTCATTAATATCATCGAAACTGAAACCTACAAATGGATTTTTAACTCGTTTTGTAACAGCTACATGCTTGCCATCGAATTTCCGCTTAATTAGGCTTCGTTCATTCTCCATGTATTCATAGCACTGAAAGTCTGCAATTGAATATTCCGATTTTCCATTCCAATCACCTTGTTTCTCATACATATAAAGAACAAGCATCCTATATTTTTTATCGTTTTTGAATGTCCATTCTTTTTTTCGTGTTCCTTCCATGTTTCATTTTTTATATCCAACAACAACGTACAACCAATCCAGGTTGGCTCTTCGTCCACTTGCTTCAGACCAAACGTATTCATCAAATTCAGTGTATCATCAGGTACTCCATAGAGCCTAAAGCTCTTGGGAGACTTTGACGTATCAGAAGAGGAGGTCATTGATATCTTTCGGGGGGTATATTCTGCTGGAAATTGGAATTTAGCATGTACTTTTTTAAAAGTGCTACTTGCCCATGCGGTATTCTTGTCTCCATCACACATGTTATATTCGCTGTATTCATATTTTGGAGTATAAAAATAATCACTAGTAGCAATCTCGAAATTAAACTTAATTCTATATTTTTCGTTAAATAATGGAAGTATTGGTACAAACATATTCACACCTCATCAAAAAGAGCATCACAATCAAATTGTAATGCTCTTTATTTCTTTTTTTTATCCGTAAAAACCTTTGAGAAAACATTGCCATTACCATATTTATTTTTCTCTTTTTGAACAACTTTTTTTAGCACTTGACTTGTGCAGTGGTATTCTCCATTTTTCATGCCATATTCCTTATAATCTTCTGGTGAAGATGCAGATATCTCTTTAATATAGGATTGATATTCAATTAGCTTGATATCATTTATTTGCACATTAGTATTGTTTAAATTTAAAAACGTGATTTTATATAAACAATAAAATTGGGAGTTATCAAATTCCTTTCGAAGCTTCCCAAAATCATTAATCAGTATGGCTTTGTATTCAAATAAAAGATTCCATTCTTTATTAATTTCATCATATCCCTCAAATGTGATATGTGCGTTTATCTTCGCCTTTGACTGTATTTCTACAGCATTAATCAATCTAGGTTTCTTAAATTCAATTTTTATACTTGGGTGTGCAAACTGCAAACTACTATTATCGACCGAAGCATAGAAACAGCCATAGTCACCAATTGAATTGTTTTTAAAAACGTGTTCAATCGGGTACTCTGCTGAATACGCTTTATATGCATCAACACTGTTAATTTCGTTGTTAAATTCTTTCTCAAAGAAGAGTGGAATTGCACTGACTTCCTTATTCTCTATAGTAAAACTTTTTGTCACTCCATTCGCTTTCTTTTCGTTTAAAATGAAGTATTTTTGATCGTCAGCTAGTTCGGGTGTAGGTATTGTTATTAATCGAAGAGAATCCTTGTTAAAGAACTCATATTCAGTTGGATTTATGATGTAGGTCTTTACCAATTCATCGTTTGTATTATAAAACTCTACCTTTAGATTAGATTGTACTGCATATCTCCCCGCAGTATCTAATTCAAATTTACTGATCGTTACGGGATCTTTAAACACGATTTGCATATTGATTCTAGCGTCATATTTATCGTTTATCATGGAATAATACCCATCATTTAATGCATCATAAAATGTCTCGCTATAGCGTGCCATTGAATCTAAATAAGCAATTTCAGTCTCAAACTTCAAATTACCACTATTTGAAATTATTCTTCCAAAATTAATTTTAGCCCCTTTTTTATCATAAAATCTAATCCTACCTATAGTCGCTACAGCTGAAACAGTAGTTGATATATCGCTGAACTTAACTCTTTTTATAAGCAATTACAAACACCTGCCTTATTTCAATTTCAGTTTGTACATATTCTGCAATGTCGAAAGGTCTAGATCACATTTATATATACTTCCAGATCCAAGATTATTGCTAAATGTTGTATCGATTTTATCGATTTTATTTTTCTATCTAATTTCGACAAATCTGATAAGCCCTCACTTTTAATAATCTTTTGCGAAGGCATTGTTGTAGATAACAGCTTCCAGTATGGATTAATTTTTTTGTACTTTGTTGGATAGAGATTTAGATACTGTATAGCGATATTTTTAATATCACTATTGTTTGAAATGAAGATAAATTTAAAGAATCTGTATTTCACATCATTTCCTATTGTAAATACTTTTTCTTCATTTTGTTTCCAATAAACTCCGTTACGTTTTTCGATTAACGTCCAATCGTCTCCTTTCAGTGAGCCATACAAATTCCAATCTCTTGGAGATGGATAAATGTCCTGTTTAACCGTTGCATTGGCAACTGGAAGTGTATTTTTTCCAAAATTGTATTTCATAACGTACCCGCCAATTGTTTTTTCCGTTCCTTCTCCAAAATCAATTGTAATTTCTACACTTGTTTCTCCATCAGAAGACACCCAAGAATCAGAGGTACCATTGAACAACTTCCAAACGCTTGAGCCATTGGTGGCAGTGACCTTTATTTGGTGTTGTGTGCTTGTCAGTGTAGAACCATCTTCAATGAATTCATCAATCAATGGCGCAGGCTCAAGTACCTGTTCACTCCCCAGATTATAGGTTTTATACTGACCATTCACATTAAAGAAATATTGTTTTTCATCTATTCGTTTCTTTGGCTTGAGAATAAGCATAGGTCTGAACCCTACGCCAGTCATTACATCATTCTCATATTTCTTTCTAGCATCAACCACTCCGAATGCGCCTGCATCTCCGTTACCACCACCTCTAATAACCACACCTACTGATACTCCATGTGCGGGCGTATTAGTAAAAGATGGGTATTTCAAATTCCAAACTGAATTGTCTCCTATCTTGTCCATTACACCATTCAAATCTGAGTTGATATACTTGTCCCACTCATTATATTCAATAAATCCCTCATCTTTTTTTGCATTAGAGGTAATTGACGTTAATATAGGATCAAAGTCTTTGAGCTTGTCATTGGTCTTACCTGTTACGGTTTCACACATTTCTATGTAATTCAACTTGAGCGATTCCTTTGTTAAGTTAACATTAGAAGTCCCGAATCTCATTCTCCAAAACTGATGCTTATATGGGTGTTCATGATTGAAGTTCAATACATGCCAAATATTGCAATCATTAGCGCCGATTTTTATATCTAACTCCTTAGCTAATCCCCAATCATTCCCATCATCCGAATATTCTAAATACAACTTTTTTAAATTGTAATATTCCGTCCAGTACCTATTTTCAAATACGATATTTACTCTTTGAATTGACACTGGTTCTTTAAATTGATAGCCTATCCACTCTTTATCAAAGTTTGTATCTCCAAAACATAACCCTGTAGCCCAATATGTACCTTTTGCGGCTGTTACTCCAAATGCCTTTTGGCCTCCGTACTGATCAACATCACCATTGAGACAAGACGACCAGATCGGAGTACCACCAACACACTTATTCTTGTACAAAACGGACTCAAGATCGTGATATGAAGTGCCAATTTGCATCAATCCACCTCTTGCGTCATAAAAATTCCAAGGTATCCGATATGCTATATTTCGATCTGCTATACAGATGATGTCACCATTATTCTTTATATCAACAACAATAAATTTAAAATATCCATCGCCATTAGTAGACCAATCTTTGTTAATCTGCCGTTTTTCTGTTTCATAATCTGTATGAACTGCAAGATCACTTAATATCCATCTATATTTTTCCTTGCTTGAGTAATCGGTCTCATCAACAATTTGTTCGAATTTTGTATCTATCGTGTAAGAGTTACACCAAAAATAATCGCCCACTTTAAGCGTCTGTAAGTTATTATTCAATGATAAGGACATATTACTTCACCTCGTAAAGATGTCTAAAGTCAAATACTGGTCTGAATCCAATTTTATTAATTCCATATGAGGCCCGTTTTGCTACGTCATATTTTTCAAAACCTGCACCATTAAGATTTCCCCCTCTTGTTATACATACCTCTGGGTTTAAATAATCAGTGCATTGAGTAATTGTTTTATAATTAAAATGATGCCAGACATCATGATCATTAGCTTTTATTGTTCCGTTTAAATTAGAGTTAACAATATACTTGTCATACTCATTATCTATCGGGTATGCACCTAATATTGCCTTACTTGGGTCGTTTTCTATGCTTCCTTTTTCATTTATTAGACCAACCCCCCCTGTTAAGCATCTCATATATCCGTATACTCCATTTAACGTCATGGCTTTCCCTTGGATGTAGTTGTTATCTTTTGTTCCCTTTAATTCGTTGTAGGAAATGATGGTTTTAATGACTCTATCTGCGATAAGAAGACCTTCATCTACCTTAATGAAGTAGAAAATCCCTCGTGCAGAGTTTATCTCTGCACCACTATAATCAATTTCGGGAATCGCCATAAAATTACTTCCTGTTCCTACCCACGGACTTACACCACCAGTGAATTCAAATGGAGATCCATTTTCATAAACTTGCATACAAATGTAATCCCCCACCTCCATTTCTAAAATGAAGTCCCGCTCTATACCATCCGTATTGGGCTTCGCCATTAACCTTCACCTCTCAAATAAATTGCAATTTTATTTATCTTGGATACGCTCTTATTCGATCTAACCTCTTTATATGTTTCGCATATATCTTTGTGGACACTGTATATCCCTTATCCTTATAGCTATCATCTATAGTCAAGTCGTGTTGTTCCGTATAATCTACCGTTAGAAGTCCCTTATCAATTTTTACGTATTCGGTATTGTCATAATCTATCATTCCGTTAAACCCTTCAACCTCCGTAACCTTTCGGCTGCTGTTATCTGCTTGAATGATGATTTTAACTCTGACATATCGTGATTTTGGACTGGCAATCGTATTGTTTCCACTAAGCTTTACATATGGACTCCATATGCGGTTATCATGAGATGTTTTTGTAAGAATTGTAACTTTAGCTCCACCTACAATTTCTTGAACACTTACTAAATTTTTAAATGCGGTATAGTTATCAACTAAATCAATAACTTCGGATTCCCACTCACCATTTCTGGCTAATGCATGAGTTAGTTTTTCAAAACCATCCAACTTCGGAATCATGCCGTTTGTAATGATCCAAACGTTTTCATCCCAATTCTTAAATAAGTTTGCATCTTTTAATTCTCTTTCGGTTTTAGCAGCATCAATGAATGCCGAACCATTAATTACAGAATGATTATATGTATTGTAATCAGTGTTATAATAAATGTTTGTTCTACCGGCATAACTGTATCCGACGATTGCTGCTATTGTGTTACTTTTTCTGTTTCCTATTAATGTTCCTTCAATAATGATATTACTGAGTTGACCAGCCGAATAATACCCTGCGAGAATGCCTATAAATCTCCCATTTATAGATTCACTCGTGTCTATGTTTACATTAATATACATATTTGTTGCGGTTCCCCCTGTAATTGTTCCAAATACACCGCCATAGACATTCTCAACATTTGCTTGTTTTGTCTTTAATTTGCCCGTTACAACCACCCTATCTACAACACCCTTATTAAAATTAGGAGTGATGACTCCTTGCCCTGCAAAAGAAGCTTCAATGTCTACATTTTCAATGAATAAATTCTTCACAACGCAATTATCATTAAGAGATGTAAATAATCCAGTAGGGACTCCACCTATCTTTTGTGTGAAATTCAACAACTTATACCCGTTTCCGTCTAGACAACCATAAAAATCGAAACCATAATATCTTCCTTCCTCAAAAAGTCCGACTTTAAAATCGATATTTTTTGTTAGCTTATAATAGGCGTACGGATTCTTCCTCATATAAAAAAAATCATATGCATCTCGGATCAAATAAGGATCTGCTTCTGTTCCTTGTCCTTTATGATCCGCAGCATCTGACTCTTTAATTTCATAAAGCTTTTCCAATTGCAACTTACCATCATCAACAAAAGTGTTTTTACATGCACCTTTGTCAAAATTGATAGGCATGCCGATCTCTTCAACCTTCTGCCCTGACAACAAAGCAATTTCACCATCTACAAACCGAACGTTGCCAACTGTCTTCCCATTGTTTTTAGTCTTTGAGTAATCCTTAACTTCGTCAGTTTGAATACTGCTCTTTTCAAATCTCCAGTAACCGACTAATCCTGTTTCCGAACCAGTCAACACTTGAAAACGATCTGCACGAATTTGGGCCTCTAATCTCGCGAAATTCCACAGTCTTACTTCGTCCAACTTCCCTTTGTAGTCAACTCCAAATCTAAACTGTGTAGATGTTGTTTCAAGGGGAGTCTTATTTCCATAGCCAACGACTGCTTCAAGCTCTTGTTTCATGCCGTTTACATAAAGCGCAATTCCCTTTGTTAATCCACCGCCATTATACGTAAGAGCAATATGATACCAATCGTTCCAGGTTTGAATGACTTCATTTTTGGTTGCAATCATCTCACCGCCAACACCAACTGCCATCTTGCCTCTCGTAGTCGGATCGTTATTAAGCGGATTGATAATGACCTCTATCTTCTTCATGTTTGGGCTATCATCACCATACCGAACAGGAATCATCAATTTAGAACCGTTATCTTCTGGTTTCATCCAAAAATCAATCGATCTTGGATTATCGCCTGTTGGAAGTCCAGCAGCGCCCATCTCTACATACTCGCCAGACGTTCCGCTAAAGTGGATTGCGCCATCATTTTGAGTAGCCATTAATAATCACCTCAATCAATTAAAAATCAAGCTCTTCATTGTCCCTCCAAAGTTGTCAATAACTCCGCCGCTCTGATGTTCAAACACCACATAATTTACTTTCCCATCGTCATTTAACGCTCCTCCCAGCAGCACATCGATAGGAATGGTTTGCTGCGCAACCTTCTCGCTCAAGGCTTGTACAAGCGCCGAAGAATGTTTCTCTCGAAGCGTATGGTATACACCCTCGTCCAAAGTAATAGAAAATGAACTACCGTCTACATCGAAAGTTAATGTATCGTTTATACCTTGCGTGATTTTTACATCGCCTCTAATGTCTTTTGTCCCCCACACTAGTTCTGCCATATCTCTCATCTCCTTATTTCAATGTCCAAGTAATATTCGTGCTATGTCCCTTTTGCAAAGGTGATTCAATCTCGTCCACAACTATGCCTCTGCGTTGAATTACAATCTTGCCGTCAAGTTCCTGATCAGAAGCAATTTTAAGAGACATATACGCTTTATCCTGATAAGGAATGGATACAATCGCTTGAAAGTTGAATATAATTCCGTCCAAACTCAACTTCTTTTTATACCCGAAGTTGTACTGCGTAATCCGGTTCGTAAACATTCCGCAATCCGTCTGTTTTTGAAATGGATTTGCTTCACTCACCGCGTCCTTATAAGAAATAATGTCATTATAGAACAGTGATCTTCCATTCAAGAGAAACTCTTTGTCATTCTCTACATAGGAAATTCTAAATTCTTCGCCGTTAATATTAAAAACTCCGTTTGCCGCTTCGAAGAATAGTTTGGAGCTATGGCCAATCAAGCCGAAACGAAGAAGTTTCATTCTATCAATACTATAGAAGCGATACGGATCCGATTCTTTCGTTTCTAGATCGTATTCACATAAATGTGTCCCATCATAGTAGTCCGCCACCCAGATAAAATCCTGACCTAAAATCGGATGCGTGCCATTACTAGTTGTAAAAATCATTACATATACCTCCACAATAATTTGCCTGCCAGATAAAGAAAAAAGGACAGGCTCTTACGAGCCCGTCCTAAATAATCTTTATACAAATCGATAGGAAACGCGGATTTTAAAGTTCTGTTTGCCTGCACTTGCAGCCAGCGGAACCTGTGCCCTTAAAGTTACAGTTACAAAGTTACCGCCTGAATCAACTTGATTGCCGTTATTATTTATTCCGAGAATCTCTTTGGCACTAGGTATTACTGGCGTAATTGTCGCACCTGCGTTATTCTTAACGGTAGGCTCCGTAGTACCGATCGGCTTGTTTCCTGAGCGGCCAATTTTGGATGTGTCTGCTTGGAGATCCGACTCTGCCAATGAATCGACTTGTGCATGGAACCAATCATCTCTGACAACCTCTACAATTTTTCCTTGTTTGTCGCCTGTACCGCCATCCATATCCCGTGTCGTGATATGGCAGTCCTGCATATTCGCTACATCTGTAGCCCCGCCTCGGTTATTCCAAATATTGAACGTAAATGCTGGACCCCAATCCCCTGCATCAACCACTCCAAAGTCGAAGGGTGCCACAATTTCACTTGCATGATTAACATCATACCATTTAATAATCGGTGCTGTTGCCATTTGAATCAAACTCCCTTATTGTGTAATTTTTACAATAACCTCAATTGTAATGTCTTGGACATCTCCGCCTAGCTGGAGAATTTCCAAGCGAAAAATATCGTCTTTCGCCACGTTTGCGACGTCAACTTTCCTCAATCCATCGTCGAAGTGTTCTCCCTTGCGAAATACAATATTTCTGGAGAGTACATCCGACCAATTGAGCATATCTCTGCTCTTCTGTAGCGTGATCTCGGTGCTCACCTTCGAATCTATACTGCCAATCATTCCTCGAACATTGACAATCTCCCCTTTGAAGGGAAATCTAGCATGAATATGCTGGACGCCGATATCCGGGAACTGAGGAATCACGAAAGTAATGACTCTCTCTTTAAGTCGATCGTCATAGGAATGTAGCTTCGCCCAATCCTCCTTGGACATGAGACCATTAACCCCTTTATTGGCTAACGGAATATTGCCCCCTAGCAAATCGATTGGAACCCAAGACTTTCCGTCCCAGCGGTATCGAATCCCGGAGTCGTATACTTGAACCGTCCAACCAATTTTCGGATGCGGATAATTGCTAAAAATTTGTTGATACGTTTTTACATATGGCAAAAAGACGAGTCGTGTTGTCTCGTATGCGTCATTCGCCATGTCTGTTGCTGTTTTTGATTCCTCGGTACTTTTTTAGCATTTGTAGTGGCCACTTCAGATTTAATGATCGTCTGCAGCAATTCATCTCTGAGCTCTTCATAATCCTCTGTTTTGGCACTGACATCCTTAATTTTCACATTAGCGCGATCGATGATCGTTGCAAGGGACTCGACAACATCATTCATCTCGTCTTGGTGATAAACCCGGCTAGACGGATATTGGATGAATCCTCTTCCCTTGTAGGATACATTGACGGCATTCGATTCTTGGGATGGATGAAATTCGATAACGCCCGTTGAATAATTGACACTGAATTCATTCGGCTTAATCGCCTTTTTCGGTGTTCCTTCATAGTTGATTTCCATCAATCCGGCTATTTTCACTCGCGTGAAACGATCCGGTATTTCAGAAAGTATGACCTTGTGATTCAGCACTTTCAAATATTCGGCCCTGTCGATATAAGGATCTTCATTCGTCCCCTTTCTCCATACGATATGTATCGGATCCAGGTACCCATAATGACTGTACGGCATGTTTTTTCACCTCCTTCAATTGATATGAACATTGCTGCTGCCTTCTGCGATGGACGTCGTTGTCCCCGCATGAGTATCTACGGACGAGCCAACTGTCGCCGCTTGCCTTCCATTGACGAAGACGTTGCTTGAACCGCTTGTTACATAGCCCGTTCCTCCGCCATCAGAGGACTTCCAACTCCAACCGCTTGGAATCGAGTATGATTCCGTCTCCGTAACAGGATCCCCGTTGCACGCAGCTTGTCGTCCATTTACATATACATTCGAGGAACCGCCATTTAGAGTCCCATCGATCGTAGCGCTTGTTGTGCCATCATGATAATGATCGTCATGCCGTTCTTCGATTTCGACGTGATCACTTGCAACAGATGAATTCGTCCTTGCCCCTTTATAAGCCATGCCAGCCATCCTATCACCCCATACAAAAAAACCACTAGGCAAGTCTAGTGGTTTTCACACAATTTTGATGATTGTAAGTACAATCATCATTTACTTTACAAGGAAAGAACCACCGGAAAAATCCAGTGGCTCCTAATATCCTATGTACAATAATATTCTTGAATCAAAAAATTATTCGTCGTACTCTCTCGTATAGAGAAGTGTTCCATTTTCATTATAGTAGTAGGCTATCTTAATATTACCGTCAATAAATTCTCCTAATCTATAATCAGCGCCTGATATATGCCCTTTTGGAATATATTCAATGAACCATCCCTCATATTTTCCATCTTTGTAATATCCTGTTTTTCCATCTTTGTTGTATGGCTCTTTTCTTACATTTCCATTTTTATATTCTTTCCCCTGTCCGTCTGGAACAAATTTTCCGTACTTCTTGATGAAACCTTCCCCATAATAATACTCAGTAGAATTTCTGATGAACTTTCTGATCATTCGCCCTTCTACTGTTATATCGTTAACAGCAGAATGCTTCCATGCAGAAAGCTTAGTCCCTTCTTTATTGAGATAACTAATTGGTATATATGCTACACCGTTTTCAACTATTGAAGGATCCGCCTTTTGCGTAACTCCATTAATCGTTACAGATGGTTTTCCTATGGTAAACTTCATAATAAGCAATTCATTCTCAGCAGAAACTTCCTTTGTTGTTGGTTCGTAAACTACTTTCATATTCAATTCATTGAATAGGTCTTTAAACGGCATATATGCTCTACCATTTTTTATAAAAGCCTCACTTGATAGTTTAAGTTCTCTCCCATCCAAATACACCTCTGCAGGCTCTCGTTCGGCTTGTGCAGGGTATATCTTTCCAGACATGACTGAGGCAGATAATATTGCCGCTAACAACAATGAAACGAATACTTTTTTCATGTTATCACCTGTTTTCTAGTTGTATTTATGTTTATACTATCATTATAGTGCACTCTCAATTATTTTTTCTGTATGCCTTTTACTTTACAACAGTAAGAACCACTAGACGATTCCAGTGGTTCTTACTTTTAATATGCAAAGATTTTGTTATTAATATCACACTTAGTCCTTAGTAAATAACAAATCTCCATTTTCATTATAGTAGTAGCCTATCTTAATATTACCGTCGCTATATTCTCCTATTCTATAATCTGCACCTGATATATGCCCCTTCGGGATATAATCAATGAACCATCCTTCATATTTGCCATCTTTGTAAGACCCGGTTTTCCCGTCTTTATTGTACGGCTCTTTGCTTACATTTCCATTTTTATATTCTTTCCCTTGTCCATCTGGAACAAATTTGGAAAATGTATCTGTGTATCCTTCACCTAAGTAATATTCTGTTGAATTATGGATTTTTTTCTTATCATTCTTCCTTCGATTTTAATAATATTTGCATGGGCATATTTTTTACTTGTTAATTGTGTTCCTTTTTATTTAAGTAATTAATAGGTACATAGGCAACGCCATTTTCTACAATGGATGCATCTGCATTTTGCGTATCTCCGTTAATGGTGACCGATGGTTTCCCTATCGTAAATTTCATGCTCAACAGTTCGTTCTTTCCAGATACTTCTTTTGTGTTCGGGTCGTATGTTACTTTCATATTTAACTCATTAAATAAATCTTTAAATGGTATATAGGTTATTCCCTTTTCAATGAAAGCTTTATTTGACAACTTCAAGTCTATTCCATCGACTCTGATTTCAGCGTACTCTCTGCTCGAAGACTGTGCAAATAATTGATTTGGTATTATACATGCTGATAATATTGCCACAAACAACAGTTTTGATAGTCTCTTCTTCATGTCTCATCACCTGTGTTTAAATAAATGTATTTTTGTTCATATTATCATTATAATACACTCTGATCATCATTTACTTTACAAGGAAAGAACCACCAGAAAATCCAGTGGCTCCTAATATCCTTTGTATAGTGATATTTTTTGTATAGTGATATTTTTGAATCAAAAATTATTCGTCGTAATCTCTCGTATAGAGAAGCGTTCCGTCCTTCGCATAGAAGTAACCCGTTCCTACATTTCTGCTATTGTGCAGTTTTACGATCATGTAATCTGCTTTGGATATATGTCCTTCTTCAATATAATAGATGAACCATCCTTCCTTTTCTCCATCTTTATATCGTCCTGTTTCTCCATCCTTCGTATAAGGTTCCGCCGTCACGACACCATTCTTGTATTCTTTCCCTTTTCCATCAGGAACAAATCTTCCGTACTTCTTGATGAAACCTTCCCCATAATAATACTCAGTAGAATTTCTGATGAACTTTCTGATCATTCGCCCTTCTACTGTTATATCGTTAACAGCAGAATGCTTCCATACGGAAAGTTTAGTCCCTTCTTTGTTGAGATAACTAATTGGTATATATGCTATACCGTTTTCAACTATTGAAGGATCTGCCTTTTGCGTAACTCCATTAATCGTTACAGATGGTTTTCCTATGGTAAACTTCATAATAAGCAATTCATTCTCAGCAGAAACTTCCTTTGTTGTTGGTTCGTAAACTACTTTCATATTCAATTCATTGAATAGGTCTTTAAACGGCATATATGCTCTACCATTTTTTATAAAAGCCTCACTTGATAGTTTAAGTTCTCTCCCATCCAAATACACCTCTGCACGCTCTCGTTCGGCTTGTGCAGAGTATATCTTTCCAGACATGACTGAGGCAGATAATATTGCCGCTAACAACAATGAAACGAATACTTTTCTCATGTTATCACCTGTTTTCTAGTTGTATTTATGTTCATACTATCATTATAGTCCACTCTCGATTATTTTTTCTGTATGCCTTTTACTTTACAACAGTAAGAACCACTAGACGATTCCAGTGGCTCCTAATATCCTATGTATAACAGTATTTTGAATCAAGAAAAAATTATTCGTCGTAATCTCTCGTATAGAGAAGTGTTCCGTCCTTTGCATAGAAGTAACCCGTACCTACATTGCCATCATTGTGCAGTTTTACGATCATATAATCTGCTTTGGATTTATGTCCTTCTTCACTATAAAAGATAAACCATCCTTCCATTCCCCCATCTTTATATCGTCCTGTTTCTCCATCCTTCGTATAAGGCTCCGCCGTCACGTTACCATTCTTGTATTCTCTTCCTTTTCCGTCTGGAACGAATTCGGAAAAGTTATCCGTGTACCCTTCACCTAAGTAATATTCTGTTGAATTACGAATTTTTTTTCTAATCATTCTTCCTTCGATCTTCATAATATTGGAGTGGGCATACTTTTGACTTACTTTTAACTGTGTTCCTTTTTATTTAGGTAATTAATAGGTACATAGGTAACGCCCTTTTCTACAATGGATGCATCTGCTTTTTGCATTACTCCGTTAATGGTGACCGATGGTTTCCCTATCGTAAATTTCATGCTCAATAATTCGTTCTCACCGGCTACTTCCTTCGTGCTCGGATCGTAGGTTACTTTCATATTTAACTCATTAAATAAATCTTTAAAAGGAATATATGTTATTCCCTTTTCAATGAACGCTTTATTAGACAAATTTATCTCTCTTTTATCTATTTCTATTTCTGCGTACTCGCGGCTTGAAGGATGAGCAAATATTTGGCTTGGTAATACGGACACTGATAATATTGCTGCTAACAACAGTGTTGATAGTCTCTTCTTCATGTCTCATCACCTGTGTTTAAATAAATGTATTTTTGTTCATATTACCATTATAATATACTCTGATCATCATTTACTTAACAAGGAAAGAACCACCAGAAAAGTCCAGTGGCTCCTAATATCCTATGTATAACAGTATTTTGAATCAATAAAAAATTATTCGTCGTACTCTCTCGTATAGAGAAGCGTTCCGTCCTTCGCATAGAAGTAACCCGTTCCTACATTTCTGCTATTGTGCAGTTTTACGATCATATAATCTGCTTTGGATATATGTCCTTCTTCAATATAATAGATGAACCATCCTTCCTTTTCTCCATCTTTATATCGTCCTGTTTCTCCATCCTTCGTATAAGGCTCCGCCGTCACGTTACCATTCTTGTATTCTTTTCCTTTTCCGTCTGGGACGAATGTCGAATATTTTTTAATGTAGCCTTCTCCAAAATAATATTCAGTTGAATTTCTTATATACTTTCTAAGCATCCGACCTTCAATAATTATGTCATTAACTGATGAACGTTTACGGGCAGTTAATTTAGTTCCTTCTTTATTCAAATAGCTGATCGGTATATAAACCACACCATTTTCAACTATTGATGGATCTGCCTTTTGCATAGCACCATTAATGGTAACGGATTGTTTTCCTATGGTAAACTTTATACTAAGTAATTCATTTTCAGCAGAGACTTCTTTTGTTGTTGGTTCATAGGATACTTTCATATTCAACTCATTAAATAAATCTTTGAATGGCATATATGCTCTACCATTTTCAATAAAGGCTTGGTTTGAGAGTTTTATTTCTCTTTGTTCAAAATATATTTCTGCCGACTCTCGAACTGATTTTTGTGCATATAAAGGACTTGCTGCTATAGATGACGATAATATTGCTACTAAAAACAAGGATATTATGCTTTTCTTCATGGTTCTCACCTGTACCCCTTGATGTTTTTATGTTCATATTATCATATTAAGGATCTAGCAGCAAATTTTACTCATATTAGTTCAAATCAATTCTATCCGCTTTAATGACCACTTTGTTGGGTGATATTTTTATATAACTATCCCCACATATCAATGAAATTTCGGTATCTGAATCAATTTTTATACTTCCCTGTTCCGCTTTCACTAATATAGCGTCAAATTGTTGATTCATTAGCTGAATCATGCGTTTGTTACCAACATCCGTCGAGCCCTCAAAAAAGAAACCTTCTGCCGTTTTCCTTATAATCCCTTGATTTCCTTTTCCGCTTCCCTGCCCCCAAATCATTTCAGGATAACTATTTATCCCGTCTCCTTCCAATCGCAATACGAATTTTTGAATATCATTGATAGAAGTATCGCCTGTAAGGAGCTTAATGAACTTGTCTTGAATATGCACATAATCCTGATATCCCTCCGGTTTCTCGGCCGTTTTCAAGCTGTTAACCATGAGATCCGAAATGTATCCGGAGGTTTCCTTGTCTAATACCGGCTCTTTTCCCTCTTCCGATTCAATAATCAGCTTTCTGGCGCGCAACGTACCGTCCTTATGAATCCAGAACCGCTTCTTATCTTTTACATCGATTGCAATGCCTTCGTTAGCATTTAAGCGGATCACTTCCCCCTTGGCTCCATTGATCGTTATGCCCTTCTCCGCATCCAGAATGATTTTCTCGCCAAGCTCGCCGTCTAGGATTTTTAAGGCCTTTGTCTTTAATTCGACAGCCAATAGCTTGCCGTCCGTGTCCACATAGAATCGCTTATCCCAATTCGGACTCGATCCCGTGCCGATATTCTTCTCGATCTTGATGCCGTCCGTGGCATTCAAGACGGTTCGATACATATTATCGCCGCGAGTTACAACGATACCGTTTTCCGCATCAATAAGCGTATTATTGTAGTCTCTCCCTAGCTGTAAGGAGCTCTTCTCCAGGAAGTCTGCCAGCACGACTCTGCCGTATTCATATTCCTGATAGAAGTTCTCCCATTTCTCATGAAACTCCGTGCGCGTTGAACCGAGATCATGGATGAGATGCGTCGTCGTGTTCATGTTTGCAAAAATCGGCTGCATATAACTTTTCAATCGATTATAGCTATCCTCCAACTCGTTGCCGGCCGCTACGAGCCTACTTTGCGTCTCATCCAGTTCCGCATAGGAAGATTCCCTGTCATTATATATAGTCATTGCATACCGATTAATTTGCGAATTTAGTTCATTATATTGCTTCGTCACAATTTTGAACTGGTTGGCAAGCGTAATTTTCTCGGGCGATACAATCACATCATCCAATATGATGGAATCCAGTACGGTAAAATCAAGATTCAAGGCATCCGCATCCAGCAGCACATTGCCAACCTTCGTCTCTATCCGCAGCCGCTTCGCCACTAAATCCTCCGCAATCAAGGTACCGTCCGTATATTCCGAGCTGCCTACCGCCGCGTATACTTTATTGGTCCATTTGTTCTTCTCCCATTTTTGCAGGGCCAAGCCATTGGTCGCATTCAGGACGGCCCGGTACTTGCCGTCATTCCGAAGCGCAATGAATCCGTATTCCCCGATCACGACATTGTTGTAGAATTTACCCATATTCAATCCGGAATAGAACTGCGCATCTTCAATTTTATTTCTCAGATTTTTCTCTTCGTCATAATACGTCTTGAAAGCAAGAATAAATTCCGAACGATCCGCGATTTCACTTGTCTTTTCGGTCAATGGATCGTGAATAGCGATGTTCAGCGGCTCTACGGAAGTAATTTTAATATATTGGGACATATATGCGATAAGCTTCCGATATGCTTGCGTCAGCGGCTCCGTTGAATACAGGTCCGAGGCACTTGGAACTTTTGTGAAAAATTGAGCATCCATGTCGAATACGTCATCGCGCTGAGAGCGCTTATACTTCTCTGCTTGCTCCAGCATGCGATGATATCCCGCTTCCAGCTTGTACAATTCCGTAATGATCTGCATTTTTTCAAGAGAAGTCAGCTTATTATCCATGACGATCGTCTTAAAATCGCCGATATTGAAATAGTTCGATTCCGCATCCATGATCATCTTCCCGATGTCATTGAACACTTTGATATTTTCGGCGACCAGGCCATGAGTGTATAATGTGCCGTCACGTTGATCAGCCCACATTACTTTTTCCCAACCGTCAGGCCGTTTGCTGTTTGCTTTGTCGATGACGAAGCCTTCCTTGTCCGTCACTTTTACTCTCGTAATATCGTTGAAAGACATGAGACCGAAAGCATCCGGATTTTCTTCGACGAGCCCCAGCTTCATGACCAGCTTGCCGTTCCGGTCGAATATTTCTCCCTTGGAGCCTTGGAACTTCAGAACCCCGCTCTCATCCTCGATGGCCAAGTTAACGCCCATGATGACTTTCCCGTAGATCCGCTCGCCAACAATACCGTCAGCCGTCAGGGCATGCTTCCACGTGTTGCCGCCATCATTCGTAATGGCAATCATCGAATTCAATCCAACCAAATAATGCAGCGGGTTTTTTGGATCCCGAATAATTAATCCTCTGTCCGACAGTTCCACTACCTGATCTTTCCCCGATAATCGCGTTTTTGTTGGCATCCCAATTGTTGTTGATAATCTGGTTGATCGTGCCGTTATTTTGCATGGATAAATCCCATTTCCACGAGTCGATCGATACTTGGGTAGACGTATTATAGGACTTGTACAGCATTTCAATAAATTTATCTTTGTTGGCGTACATATCCTTCATATTACTGATCGTAAGATTGATGCCTTTATCTTCGAAGTTGTATTCGATCTCGGTAATTTTCGCTTTGTAGCGAAGACTGATTCGCTCATGCTCAATGCCGATTGTATCTCCGAGCCCTAATTTGTCCCAATTCCGTTGCTCCGTCACCATCGACAGGAAATTGACCAGATCAACCTTTAGCGTAATCTTTTGCTGCTTCAGCTCGTCAAAAGCCTTCATTCCCTCTTTTAGTAAATCGTTCGGATCCTCGATGTTGGAATTTTGCCACTCTTTTTCAATGACATACTGATTACGTTCATCCAGCAGCTTCTTCGTAAAGTTGTTGCGAATATCGAGCCGCAGCTTCAAGGCATTGATATGATTCATGATTTCTTGATGCTGCTGTTCGATTTGGGTTACTTCCGCTTCTTTGCGGCTGATTTCGGATTCCTTAGCCTTGATTTCAAACAACTTCGCATCCAATTCATTTTGGAGAGAATTCAGATCGCTCAGCAGCAAGGTGTAATCTTGGAACGTATTATCCGCATGATCAATCTCATCGCTCAGTTTCGCGATCCGCGTATTCAACGTATCCCGCTCGTCTAACAGCATTTTCAATTGCGTGTTCAGTTGATGCAATTCCTCATTCTTAATATGAAGAATAGAATTGTTCGCTTCCCGCTTGGCGACCAGCTCGGTAAAAGCGTCCCGGTTCCCCTGCAGCAAATCCTCATATTCCAACAGACCATGACAAAGCGCGTCCGTCATATAATCGCTATGGGACAACACCGTATGCTCTTTGGACATGAACTCTACGTACTCTACTTCGAAAGGCTGATTTATGCTGATCAAGCCATAGGCACCATGCGAATATGTCGAATCATGGCCCGATAGGACAAGTCTGTCATCGATCCATATCTTTATATCCTGGTTATATACTTCGACTGCCATCCGATAGTGCACGTCCGTGCTCCAACCGTCAACCGCATCCGTCAAGGCAAGCAGAATATCGTTCCCGTTCTCCCGTTTATAGAGTCGCAGCTTTTCCTTGCCCCAGCCGACACCGCCTTGAATTTTGCCGGACTCCCAGCCAATCCAGTAATAATTGCGATCATCCTGATATCTGACAACGAAGCCCATGACATTGTCCCCGCCGGTCGCGTTCAATGTGGCAGATAGTTTGTAATTTTGGCTTCCAAATGCGCTGGAATTCACGATTGTAGAAAGCTGCTGGAGATTAGAGGTGGAAATAAGCTTGCCATTAAGGACGCTCCATTCCGCATCATGATGATTCCATTGCGCTTTCATGTCAGGACCGTAATAATACTGTTGGCTGTAGTTTCTGTCTTCCTTGTACGGATAAATAAAATAATGAAAGTCTTCCACAAAGGACGTGCCCGTTGGATTGATTTCGCGAATCGTTATGTCTTCTTTGCCGTACATCTTCAACCGCGTTACAATCTCTTCGGCATTATCCTCCTGGTTAACAGATTCCAAGTATTTGCCGTATTTAATCGAGAATCCTTTATCATGCCCAATAAGATCCGGCTTTTTCAGGCTTACAGTTCTATGGAGCGTATCCCATACGACCACAGCATTAAAGGTTTTGGCAATATCAAATATGACCTCCAGCACGGTATTGGACGATACTTCGAGCCCTCTTCGCTTCAGCTCGAATTCGGAATCGACGTAACCGACCTGCCATATGGATTCAATCAGCACATCCTTCATAAGCTCCGTGGCGGTCTTCGACACGGCCTTATAATCCCGAATGATTTTATCGTTCAATTCATATCCCAATGACAAGGTTGATACCGACACGCTCTCTCCGTCGTCGCCGGCCCGCTTCCCGATCTGGTTCACAATAAAATATTCTTCGTAGGAGCCAAGAACGAGCTTGATCAGATATCTTCCTTTAATCAGCTCAAAGTTCTTATTGCGCGCTACGATATGGTGCTTGTCCAAATAAGCAGGGAAATCGAATGTAAGCTCATTAAGCGCGCCGAGCTTCAAATTAAACACGATATTATGCGCTTCCGCCAATTTGGATATGGTCTCTTTATTCGGCTTGCATAGAAACAGTTGGGGCGCAACAGGCTTTTTGGCAAAATCGATATCTCCTAAACGTAACATCCGTCGTTCACCTCCCGAATTATCCTTGCATGGTTTTATATTCATGTCTGATCGTCAGTTCAAATCCGCCTTCGCCGGTCAGCAGATTTTCCCCGACCTCCAGCTCGAGAAATACGTTATTATGCTTATCGTAGCGGTATATGAGCGGCAAGTCGGACACAATATCTTCATTCTCGCAATCGATGTATACCTGCTCATTGTCGTTCAAATCCGCCAATAGTAATGTCTGTCCGTTCGTTTCGTTCGTAAGCTTAATCGTGCCGGCGCCATTGCGCTTCGTAATCCACAGTTCCGGTTTGCAGGAGACGTCTCCCGTATTATTTAACAGGTATGACCCTAGCAGGGAGAACGAAATGCCGCGAAATTCGGGGCTCTTCATACCTTCATTCCGCAGCACAACTTTATATTGCAGGGAACATTGTTCCATATCATAGTAACTGTCTCTGAACAAATCCTTTGCATCGAAAGCGGCTTCGTTCATTTTGATCCACTCCGTCCAGTTCGTTGAATCATAGGACAGCCTTATGAATACATCTACCGTTCCATCATGACGCTCATATTGAACCTTCAAATCTTGAATATACGTTTCGAAATGAGAGCCCACATCGAACACTCGCGAAACATAAACCCCCTTCGGTATATATAAATCAAGCCAACTGGGCATGCTCTAACCTCCTTTGATATAAAAAAATAAGCTGCCCGAAGGCAGCTTATGCTTATTTAACCAATGACCGTAACCCGGTACTGATTAACGGCAGGTACGGATGGGAATGTCAAAATGACGCTGTTCTCATCCATCATATTAATTTGGGCATCTACTGCCGCGAATGGAGATTCCGCCTCCCGCACCATGACGACGACATCTCGAGTATTCAGTGGATGCTTGATTGTGTAGGTTGTAGAAAGACCGTCTCCGATCGTTTTCGCAACTTTTCCGGTTGCGCCCAAGCTTCGTCTTGCTCCATCAGCATCCGTAGCTCCGGTTCCTCCGTGAGCCAGCTCAATGGTATCCGCTTTCCATTTTCCCATTTGAATGGTGCCTACTGTCTCAATCGTTGCTTCACCCTTGTAATTGCCGATTGTGCCGAACGGCACGAATTCGCAGCTAGACCCCATCTCTTTCCATTGAACGGTCTTATACACATACCAGTGTACGCTGCCGTCGACGATCGTGGAGCCGCTAATATTGGTCCAGGCTGGTTCGACGGAATCCGAAGCGCCTTCAATAATGCATTTATAGTAATAGCTCATATCGCCATTCGTAGCGACGACGATTTCATCCAGCTTATAATGATAAGACGGCTTCCATGCCGTATGCCCATATAGATCATATACCAGACTTCCGGATGTAGTCGGGAATGTTGGCTGCTTCATCCCGCTTGTGCCCTCGATAATGCATTCATAATAATGGCCATTATCCGGAGAGGCTTTCACCTTGTTGCCTGCCTTATAGGAATACTGCTTCTGCCATGTAGGTGCAAATACGCCTTCCCGCACATTTACCCAGCCTGCGAAATCGCCGCGCGATGCGTTCTTGTTCCAAAACTTCTTCCCTGCATGAAAAAACTCACCCATCTCGGGGTGAGTTGCTACGTCGGATATAAGCTCTTCAAAATGATTATCGAGCACTTGAAAATTATCGGCCAACCAAGCGATGGTTTGATCGACCTGATCCGATACTTGCGGCTTTTTTAACCCCATCTTCTTCGTTTGTATCATCATAGATCACTCCATTTCATTCCTGAATATTGTAGCCATGTCGTGCTTCCGCTCTTTACCTGCAAAGCTCCGTTGACAATTTCGATATTTTGCAGCGTCCCCATCCCATTAGTAAAAGTGTTTTCCTGGATTGTTTTTGTCAGTTTTGTGCCGTCGAACATCATCTTTTCCTTCAAGGTCTTGGGCGTATAGGAGTATGGTCCGTCGCATCTCATCTTCAAGGTAATATAGCCTTGCTTCAATCCATTATGAATGAGATTCACGTCTCCATCCGGCATGCAATAAAATACCCGGGTCGGATTATCGACGGTGTAGAAAGGTTTGTAGTAAGGCTGTGACAGCCAGCGGGCAACTTCTCGAATACGCCGCTCGTCATAATGAAATTCAAAGGCAAAGGTGAGATTAAATTCGAGCGGGCTTAATTCGATGGCCTGAAAATACGGTTTATGTCTTCCGCTTACTTTTTTCTCGATAATGCTTCTTGACGGCAGCAAGCTCTCCTCGAACATACCTCCGTCTAGTTTGCAATTCAATAACCCCATATCGACGGAATAGATGCCGTCATAATAAAAATGTACGCCTTCCAGCATTAAAATCTCCCCCCTCTTGTACGCTTCAGTTTGTTCACGATTTCCGTCGCCACGATATCGGCCGTATTCCGGTCTGCATTTCCATTTACATTCACTTCAATGTGATATTCATGCTGCTCATTGGCTGGAGCAGGAATGACTGACGGAATGGATGCCGGCATGAAATTAGCAATAGGGAAACTAGGCACAGCCGATCGAATTTGTTCCACGATGCGAGCCGTGTCCAAAATGTGCTTTGTCTGCTCGGCGTTTAATACGAGTTCCTTTTTATCCAACAGCGCTAATTTACCGGAATTCCCGCTCCAATCCCCCGTGTAGCCGCCTGTATCGAATTGGCGTAGAGGCTTTCCGTCCTTATACCATGACCCATTCTTGTATACTGCACCTATTTCTTTTCCTAGCTTTCTATTCTCTTCCTCTAATCTTTTTCTTTCCTTTTCATCAGTGGTCAGTTTCCACTTCTTACTGTTGGATATCATTTCATTGATTTTGTCTTTCGCGGATAGTAAGCTGTTGTCTGGGAGGCCTGCGGTAGGTTTATTACTTCCGTCGAGGTTTTGGGAATTCGCATCGTTGACGATTGAACCCATGGAACCAAGCTTTGAGTCATTTAATTTGTTGAGTTCACGAATTGCTTCCTTTACTTTATCGGTGAAATTCGTCGTAATCGAATCTCCTAGTATATCGAATTTGGAATCGACTTCTCCAGACCAAGTGTTGACGGTTTCAAGCATTTCATTGAAGTTGCCTTCATATACTTGCTTGCGCATATCAGCAAATTTTTGTTCGTTGTTCAGTTCATTTTCCCAGAACTTTTGCCGTTCCTCCGCCTTCTGTTCCAACAATTTGACCGTGTTGTTGTATTCCTCTTCCATCTTTTCTTTTTTGCTTTCCAGCTTTTCTTGCTCCGAGTTCAGTTCGTCCTCCAGGTTATTCTTGCGGAGCTCGATTTCCCGATTATGCTGATATTCGGACAACTCCTGTTCTTTCTCGGTCAATTGCTTGATTAAGTCGGCTTTTTGACTTTTCGCTTCATAGGAATCATCCATGGATAACAAGTCGATTTGTTTTTTGAGATCCGTTATTTCGTCTTGTTTTTTGGACAAATCATTTTCATAGGTTCGCGTGGATTCCGTGCGATCAAGCATCTGCATTTGTTGATCGTAGGCATCCTGCAACGCTTTAAGCTCTTTATCGATTTGCTTCATCCGATTCTCATGAACCTGTTTTTCTTGTTCGAGCTTTAACCGATAATGTTCCTCGTCCGCTTTTTTTAAGAGTTCGAGTTTTTCTTTGTATAGCTCGACATATTGATCGGCTGCTTTTTCGTAAATGTCTTTTACGCTGCCATTAAGATCCTTAACCGACCGTTCTGTATCTTGCAGCTTATCCTCTTGTTTCTCGATTTCATCGGTCAAACGTTCCACGATATCTTTGTTGTTTTTATTTAACTCCAACTGCGACTTAAGGAATTTAATATTGTTTTTAATATCATTGGCCTCACCCTTGCGCAAGCCAGCGATTTGTTGCAAATATCCGATATGCTTCGCATAATCCCCGTCTTCTTTATCCACGTCATAGCGAATATTATCCTCTAGTTGCTGAATGCTTTTGGCATATTTTTTGCTCTCGTCGTTCATGCGGTACAGATGCTTGTCGATGACGGAGTTGGCTATTTTTGTTTTCTCCGAATTAATATCCCTATCCTTTTGACGCATTTCAGAATATTTTCCTTCAATACTCTTCCTTAATTCGTCTTTTTTAAGTTCCGACAAATCTTTATTTTTTAATTGTTCTTCATAAAAATTTATTTCGTCTTGGTAACTTTTCTTTTGCAAACTTAATAATTGGATTTTTTCAGCCGCATGATCACGATACCCTTGGGTTGTACTGTCATATAAATCCATTACGTAATCCTGATAATCTATTTTCTCGGATAACGTATCTCTTCGATGGCTGTACATAGTGGCTGTAGCATCAACCATCTTACTATTAAGCTCTGCAATGACCGACTCCATTTCAGACGATTGAGATTGCAAATCATGGAGACGATCTTTCGCTTGGGCTACCTCTTGCTCAATTTCCGCTGCAATCGCTTGTTTCGTTTTATTTGCATTTTTATCTTTATCGACGGTCATATAGCCGGTTTTCTTGATTTGTTTTTGCTTGATTTGTTCATTTAAAGAACTTATTTCATTGTCAATCGTTTTTTTCTTCTCACCTGACAATCTGATTTCTTCAGCAAGAGCCTGCCGGTGCTGCTTAGACCACGTACTGTACTTCTCTTGAATTCTTTGCTGCTTTTCAATGGATTGAGTAAGTTCGTCCATATGTTCTTTATACTTGTCTACCACATAGATTGCATCTTGAAGTTCGGGTTTCGGGTTAGAAGAATGAGAACTCCCCCCATAAGAACTACCGCTAGAAGCTTGTTTTTTTTAGCAGCTACTTTATCCTTTATCGCTTTTAGTTTTTCTTTATCTCCGTAATATGTGTGTTTTATATGACGATTATAACCAGCTTGTGTAAGCTCTTTTGCTGCATTCATTTCATCGATAGTAGTCGTGTATATTCCATTTTTTCGATTGTTCTCTATTTCATCGTTCTTCTTTTTTGCGTCGTCATAAATTTTATCTACATCAACATCGTATAAATTTCGAGCATCCATAAGCAATTCGTAAGCTTCAATCTCATCTTCGATTGCTTCGATTGTATTGACTGCTTTGTCCTTTGCAGCAATGCCTTGCTTATTCTTCTTATCGATATCATCTTGAAATTCTTTTTCTCTTTGCTGCATTAAATCTTTTAAACCATCTGCAGTAAGTTGAATGTTCCCGTTTTCAATATAAATTGCATCATGTAAGGAAGGATACGTACTTAGCAATTCAGTAATCGAATCTTTAGATAGCTTTTGTCCATCTGCTAATTTATGATAAGCAGAACGAAGATTTTCAATCTCTTTCGCATTTTTCGGATCAATTTTCATTCTCGTGCTATTTATTTCTTTGGCTGCTTTTTGATGTCCGACTCTTATGTCATTGAATAATTTGAGGAACGGATTATTAACCGGATTTTTGCTCAATTTTTCTTTTATATTATCTATAACATCAAGCATATTATTAGCCTGTTCTGGTTTTACGTTCATCAGATCATCAATAGATACTTTGTTACCTTGAATTACCCCCATTATTTCATTAATAAACGAAGGGATCTTTTGAGCAGCATCTTTTGTGTCTTCACCGAAATTATCTATATTTTCCACAAATATTTGTTTAAGGGATTCTATAAATAAAAACTTATTTGAGTCTACAGGTATATTGCTAGAGTTAATATAATTCTGAAAGGCTAAGTTAATAGATTCATTGAAATCGGTAGAACCATGAATGATACTGTCCTTCAAGTTTTGATTTTCTACTTCATATTTTTCTTTTTCAGCGATAATATCATTTATAAACTTATCAAAATTTGCTAAGGCTGCACTTCTATCGGGTGATCCTTGTAAGCTATTTATGAGAATAGTATAGAACGGATCAACGACTAGAGCTTTATCTTTTGGTAAGGCATCAAAAATTGGATTCATTTTATTTGTGAAAGCTTCTTTTATACCCTCTTTATCATCAAATTTGATGTCTTTGATGTCCGTTTCGATAAACATTCTTGCTCTTTTTGCAAAGTCGAGCCACGTATCTTGGAAGTCGATTTGTTTTTTGTTATTTCTGATTTTCTTAATATTTTGATCTACTTCTCCAAAATCGCCATCTAACTTTAACTTCAACTCTTCTTTATTATTTTTTAGTTCTCTTTGCTCTTCTTCTACTCGAAGCCTCTTTATTTCATCCGCACTTTTTGCTACAGCATTCCCATATTCATCATAGTGGGATATAAGTTCGGGCATCTTCGTTTTTATTTGCTCAATAATACCTAAATACTTTTCCTCTTCCTCTGTTGTTCGGCTTTTACCTTTAAGTTGCAAATTCTCAAAGGTATCAACATCCATATTCTTTCCATCAAAAATGCTGTCATAGTCTTCTTTAAACTTTTTAATTCTTTTGGTATCGTCATCGAGGAATTTTAATCTATCTTTTCGATCGTTCTCTGGTTTGTTGATAATGTTAAACAGACCTTGAATTACTTCCCCAATCATAAGAAGTGCACCCACGTATGGGACAATTCTCGCTAACCCTTTTCCTATTACTGAGAAAAAAGTGCCAATGCTGCTGCTGCCCATAACGAGATTTTTCAAGGCATCAAATTTAGACAACCCGCTGAGCCCGGCAAAAACTGTAGCTATAGGAAGAGCGCCTATCATTTCCGTTACTTTTGTAAGAAATTCTACTATTGTCGTTAACCCAGAAATAATATCTTTAACGGCTTCTGAATTGCTGAACGTATTCCAAAATTCAGAAAGAGAAGTTTGCAGCTTCCCGATGCGCGCCTCGAAACTGTCCGCATGCTGATTGAATGCTTGAGCCGCCGATCCGGCTGAGCTCATAGCTGTTTCGGTTGCTCCCTTGGCCTTGCTCCAATTCTCCATGATGGAGGATACGACCTCGTTCTGATCCCCGCCGATCTTGCTGGAAACGTCCACCTTCTCTTCCTTCGACAATTTATCCCATACCTGAGAGAGACTCTGGAAGATTTCATAGGTGGACTTAAAGGTCGTTTGATCCTCTTTCATTAAATCTAGAGCGCCGCTGCCCATCAATTTGTATTTCTCATTGAGAGACGCAAATGTTTTTTCAATTTGCGGAACGACGCCCCTTACTTTTTCGCCGCTCTCAGAAAGTCCCTGCAATCTCAATGCAATGGTTTTTAATCCCGCTCCGGCTTTTTCCGGATCTTTCAGATCAATATTCGCTGCCGTAATCATTCCAATGGATTGCTGAACCGTATTTCCGGCCTTTTTCAGATCAGAGGAGGAGTCTTTCAACGCATTGCCCAAGCCTTCTGACGTGATGGAGAAATTATTCTTAACCGCCGTAAACATATCAACGACGCTGCGGACATTGTTCCCGTATTTATCGACTTCAATGTCGAAGCCGCGCAATACGGCTATGATGCTCGCGCTCGCGTCACCTATGCCCATGCCGCCGACCTTGGACAGTAATATGCTGTTTTCACTTAACCCCGTTGACTGTTCCAACGTGTAGCCCAGCTTTTGGAACTCTGTGGTTGCTCTTACTACGGAAGCTGAAGCAACGCCCATTTCCTTACTGATTCCAAAGGCACGTTCTTTAAACGCATCTAGTTCTTGTGAGCTTGCCCCGGACGTGCTCTTCAGGTCGATCATGGCCCTATCGAGTTCTACGACTTTCTCAAGCCCCTTCTTCATCTGATCCTCGAACTTGAACGACCATTCAAACGCCTCAGAGGCGCGTTGCCATGACGGAATGGCATTCATTGCAGTCGCTAGCTTATCCGGAATCGATTCTTCTTTTTTGTTTTACTATCCGAAGAAGATGCTTTTGCGCCAGATTCCTGCTTACTAGCCGCATTTTTCGCGGAATCTAATATACTGGATTGATTCTGAGCCGCGGTTGATTGCATCTTCAGCAATTGAGCATACGATCTTGTCAGTTCATCGGTTTGGCGCTTGGCTTCTTTTTGCTGTCTTACAAATTCCTTTCCTGCTTTTGCAACATCGATTTTAGACAGTTCCTTAATCGATTTTTTCAATTTTTTGATTTCGTCGCCAGCCTTGCCAAGTCCATAATCGATATCAATCTTGCCAATCGAGGCGATTAACTTTTGTATGCTGCTGACCTCGCGAATGACACTGTCTTTGTTCTGGATAATTAGTTCCAGCTTGAATTTATACTTTTTGCTAATGTTCGCGATCAGTTTTTTTATATCTTTTTCAGCATTTTTCATTTCTACGCCTAATAAAATCGTCTGATCATTCGTCATCATCAAACACCCCTTTTCAGTGCATAAAAGAAAAAGGAGTGCTCTTCGCACCCCTCACCCATATCATTCAGTCGTAATCATCTCTGCAATATCGCACCATCTGTCATATTCCAAAGCCTCGCTGCCTTTAAAAGTCTTATCGCACTCCAAAATTAATTCTTTTATAAAGAGCAGCATTTCTTTACGCTCTGTATTTTGCTCAATAACAAAATTCTCATTTAACAATAGGAAATACTCACCCTGAAAGCCTTCACGATCTGGCACATCGTACATTTGCTGTCCGTTCGACTCGATGATGACAGGTTCCCCATTGCTGTCCAGTTTAGCGAACTCGCGAATCAATTCCGCATGCTCTTCTTGAATCAGCTTGTGGCGCTCCATTAGTACTTTCACGAATCTCGTTCGCAATCGCGACTTCCGACCCGTCAATTCAAAGCTCATTAGAAAGGTAATAAAGGGTTCAACCTCAGCATTTTTTAGTTCCATTTGGATCTACTCCTTTTATTTGGTTTGACGTTCAATATAATCAAGCGGATTGGAACGGATTTTACGCTCCTTCAACAAATACAAGAAGAAGGACGACATCGAACTTAATCTTCGTTGAATTCTTCGTTCATTATTTCCCAGCTCCATGATGCAAAATGAAATAAAATCCTCAATCAGTGAAATCATTCTGTCGATCCCATTCTCGGAATTCACACATTTTAATATATCCTCTTCAGACAATGTTCCTTTTTCAGCTCTGTCATGTAGAAAGACCAACCATTGATTAAAATCAGATAAGTAACTTAATTGGGAAGATTCACTAAGACTTTTGTATGTAAAGTAACAACTCACATAATGTTTATTTTCATTCGCTACCTTTTCTAACTTTTCTTTTGTTACATATCGTATATATTTTCTGCTAGACAACTGACTATCCCCTGTTCTTTATTCCATTAGGCTTTTATCCGCTAACTGTGTTTTCATTTTCTCTTTCAGTTCTTCAAATTCTTTAGCATTTGCATTGAAATTATCGATGGCACTTCGCAGGGTGCTGGACAATCTTTCGAGCTCTTTTTCCTCAAAACTCATATAAATCTGAAAAAGTGTCCCTGTATTAATCATGTTCTCGATTGCTTGAAGCTGCTCGCTAAATGTAGAAGGAAGCTCTAATGTTGTAAAATGCTTAACCGTTAAAAACATCAAATACGGAACAATAATTTGTTCATATTTCTCCTTATCTTGCAATTTAGCTTGATCGAGCTTATCGATCAGTTCTGTAATGCAAGAATCCATTTTGGCGGGACTAAAATATTTACAAATTTCTAAGCCGAATTGCTGAGCTTTATCCCCAATATCAATCGTAACGACAACCTTTTTCGTTTCGTTAAACTTCTCATTCATTTGTGTAATTAGTTCATAATTTAAGTTTTTTACTCGCTTTGCCATTTGTGCTCACTCCTGAATCGTCAATTTATAAATAAAATGTTCATTTTATTAAAATTCGAAAAAAAAGGCGAGAAGGAGAACCCTTCTCGCCTTCAATTTAATACTTTATTTAGCTTTTGATATTAGTAACGAACAATCTTAACCATGTCTGTGCTAGCTGGATCTTTAAATACATCCAATTTCATATCGAATACGGATGGATCTCCATCAGGCTGCATAGTCAATGTAAATTCGGAACCGATTTTCGCTTTCGGAATGACGATTTGAACTTTCTCATCCTTACCTGTCGTTTCAGAACGCCATACCGTTTTACCAACGACACGATAGTAACCGCTGAACTTATCGGATTTAATCGTAAGAACTTCTGCGTCGTTCGTTGTTTGATAAGTAAAGTACACAATAACCTTTCGGCCAACTGGCAGATCAGTGGAAGGAACCGTAATTTCCTTGTCCGTTACTGTGATCGATGCCTTTGGCACCTCTTTTTCCTGGCTATAACCGTCTTCAGAGAAGTAGATTTGAACAGAATCTTTATCTGCCTTTTCTTCAAGAACAATTTTCGAATTATTCGCGCCGCCGTCAGTTGCCACTGCTACCACACGCTCATAAATCGTTTCTGTGCGTTTCTCCAGCTCAGTGCCGGTTTGCATTGCAATCGATTTTGGATTCAACAATGCGTCCTGGATATTAAATGTAGCTGTACGACCGAAATCCCAACCTACAAGACGGCTTCCGCCTTTACCGCCGGTTGCAAAGCTGCTTTCTGCCGTATTTTCCAGATTAGATAGCTTCAACGTATCTAAGTACAATTCTGCCTTGTTCGTCAACAAGTTGTAGAACATTACATCTGCTACCTCTTTAACTCCAAATCGTGCCATAATAAATCCTCTCCTTAACTAAGTTATGATTGAGTTGCTTACATTCTAAATAGTCACTTTTGCTAAATGATTTATTGTTTTTTGGTTATTCTATGCTCCAACCCTATTTTCTCCTCAATTATCTCTACTTGACCAATGACGAAGCTGAACATTCTGGGCCCCAGCCAACATCGATTGAATACTAATATCATACTGATCGATAATTTCAAGCCGCTTGAATTTCCTGTACACTTGGAACACCGTTAAGTCAAGCATGTTAATTTCATTGATACTATATGATTTAGATGTAATGGCTGCGAGGATATCAAAGAAATCTAAATCGTCGTTACCTACTTCATCTAGTCTACTTTTCCGCCGCTTTAGTTCATCTCGTCGTTTTGCCAGCTTGTCCATTTGTTCCTTTAGTTTTTTCGTTTCTTCATCTGCCGGATCGAACTCGTTGTCTTTCTTCTCATCAAAGTGATTGATGTAATTTTGCCATTTAATTACTTCTTGAATCTCTTTATAATTCATTTTATTAATTTGGCGCATCTCTCCGTCCGTCATTGTAACGATCAAGCTTACGTTCTCCTTGTCCGGATAGACTTCAGCCCTGAGAAAGAAGGAAACTGACTGTATGAGAAGTTCAACAATGTCATCGCCACCTCCCAATAACAATAACTCAAGCGTATCTATATGTTCTGGGGCCTCTTTCAGGAGATTGCTATTGTTTAGCGTAATCATGTTTAAATATTTCATATATTCTGAATATCCTACATCAATAATGTCTCTTATTTTCAACGGATAGATTTCACCAAAATCCTTTGCAAAAATCGGCCTGCCTCCCAATAATTTCAGTTTTAAATCAATACTCTCCATTGTTCTTTATCTCGCTCCTATTCATGTATGCAGATAATAAAATAATTAATAAGAAATAATTTTTCACAGAAATCACCGCTCTTCCCACATATATATTTTTATTTATAGTACTTTATTTAGTTTTTGAAGAACATGACTCTTTATATTTCGATTTACGACACTTTTTGCATATTGATCGAAGTCCTGATTTCGAGTTTTTCATAGGACTGAAATATTTTGTACTGGCAATATAGTTCTGCTTGCAACAGTTGCATGTTTTATACTTTCCGCGCAATATATATGTATATAACCAATCTTCTTTACTTTGTTTGTATGTTTCTACGAGCATAGACGGAATCGTATCTCTTGTCATTTTACTAAGTGCTGGCTTGGTCATTTTTACATGATATTTTTGATCTAACCGCTCAATCATCATGTCATGTGTGCACCCTTCAATTTTCCACACGAATACATCCTTCATGTAATCCTTCATTATGGTGTGATCCATTAATTCTTCAAAAATAAGCATCACTAGCTTTAAATATCCGTGAGTATCATCGTATGACCTCTCTTTCAATTCCGTATAGCATTCAAACAGTATTCGAACAATCTCAATATCGTCAAATCGAATATAGGAAAGTTGGTTGTTATCTTTTTCTATTTTGCTGATTTTATTGAATCTAATGTATTGCTTAAGTTCACTTTTTACTGCAATTTCATCCTTTTGAATGTCTGTCCGAATCCATTTTAGTTTTTTGATCTCTGCTGCTGGCATTTGCAGACCATTTGAATCTGTACTGGTTTTAATTAGTTTATTAATCTGCTCGATCGCTTTTCCCGTTTCTTTTAGCTCTGCATATGATAATCGATCTTCCTTAAGAACCTTGAGTTTTGGAATTTTGATAATGGAACGGCTGGATTCCTTTTTTGACTCCTCGACCACAATCATTTTTTCGATAGCAGACTCACGAATTTGGTTTCGTTTTTTTCGATATGCCGTAATTGTATCGGAGGCTGCATCACTATCTTGAGTATACAGCAAATAATTTGCTAACGATTCTAAGTCCTTGGCTACCCTGTTGCTGTCGCTTAACATCCCATGTTGACCTATATGCGGGTTATATGCTTCGTCAAAATAACGCACGATATTTGCATCATGTTTTGAAATGATTTCTTGTACCGATTTTAAGCGAGATTTACTGTCCGTTATTTCATAATCCAATTCCACCGACATTTTCCCCAT